TCGGTGCTAACGGTTACCAAAACCAAGGCACAATGTGGTACGGAGCAGGTCAAAACTTGGCTTTCGATGGTGTGAAGATCTTCGTATGTCCAGGTCTTGCTGACGATACAATGGCAGCAGCACAGAAGAGCAACTTGTTCTTCGGTACTGGATTGTTGAGCGACCACAACGAGGTGAAGTTATTAGATATGGCCGACCTTGACGGATCACAGAACTGTCGCGTGATAATGCGTTTTACAGCAGGTATCCAATACGGCATCGGATCTGAAATCGTACTCTACAATTAATAAGTAGGTATTAAGTAATACAAGAGGGCAAGTAGGCAACAGCTTGCTTGCCCTTTTTAGTTAAACGAATAAAAAAGAAATAAAATGGCGTGCGATTTAACACAAGGCCGAAAGGCTCCCTGCAAAGACGTAGTAGGTGGAATCACTGCAGTATACTTTGCCGACTTCGGTGATAGTGGTGCAGCAACACTAGGAACAGACGGAGAGATTACAGACTTCGCTGCGGACTTTACAGTTTACAAATATGAGCTAAAAGGAAATAGCTCATTCGAACAAGCGATTACTTCGAGCAGAGAGAACGGAACAACGTTCTTCGAGCAGACATTGAATCTTACTCTACCAAAATTGAGTAAGGAAGATAACAACGAAGTGAAGCTACTTGCTTACGGAAGACCACAAATCTTCGTACAAGATTACAACGACAATTGTTTTGCGATGGGCTTGGAACACGGTGCAGAGGTAACCGGTGGAACAATAGTTACTGGTGCTGCAATGGGTGATCTATCCGGATACACACTGACGTTTTCAGCGCAGGAGGTATTACCGGCTAACTTCCTATCAGGTGCAACAGCAGCCTCACCATTTGGTGGATTGGCTACATCAACCGTTACTCCAGTAGAAGGAACGAACTCCTAATCAGCCCTAGGAGATAGATAAGAAAGGCCGGCAATAAAATGCCGGTCTTTTTTTTTGGGACAAAACCCAAAAACGCAGTTACTTATATATGCACATACTGAACAACAGAAGTCCACACATCATTAAAGTTTTACCTCGAAGCATACCAGAAGGTCAAAACTATACTATAGTGATTACGGATGAGCAAATGAATGAAACTGTAACTATTGAAAGCAGTGAGCATTCAACAGTAGGCAATTACGAAGTGATTCAATTTGAACATACTTTTAAAACAATTGAATCTTTTCATAGCTTCGTAATTAAAATAGAAGCTACAGAAGTTTATCGAGGAATAATGTATTTGACCGGTCAAACGGACTTTGATAGATATAGTGTGAATCAAGGACAGTATACTTCTTATGCCAAAGCAAACGCAAACGAATACATAACGATATGATGAAGGTACACAGCATCAGTCTATCAAGCTATACCAAGCCTGAAATAACCGAACAACGGAATAAAGACTGGGTAGAGTATGGAGCAGATAACAACTACTATCAATACCTGATAGATAGATACAATGGTAGTCCAACGAACAACGCTATCATAAATGCGATTAGCGACCTTATCTACGGAAAAGGACTAGATGCTACAGACAGCAGCAGAAAGCCTCAAGAATACGCTTCAATGCGATCCTTGATACATTCAGACTGTCTACGAAAGGTCACAGCAGATCTAAAAATGATGGGCCAGCGTGCATTTCAGATTATATACACCAAGGACCGTCAGGTAGCTCAAGTGGAGCATATGCCTATCCAAACACTTCGAGCAGAGAAGATGAACGAAGAAGGAGAGATAGAAGCATACTACTACTGTGCTGATTGGACCAAGCTCACTCCGAATAAAATGCCGGATCGCATACCGGCATTCGGTACAAGCAACGAAGGCCTAGAGATACTAGTAGTCCGACCATACAAAGCAGGATACTACTACTACAGCCCGGTAGACTATCAAGGTGGGATACCATACGCTGAACTAGAAGAGGAGATAGCCAACTATCACTTGAATAACATCAAGAATGGAATGGCTCCAAGTATGCTTATCAACTTCAACAACGGAGTCCCTGATGAGGAGGAGCGTATGTTGATAGAGCAGCGCATCACAGAGAAATGGTCAGGATCAAGTAATGCAGGAAGAGCAATCATCGCATTCAATGAGAGCAAAGAGCTTGCTGCAACAATAGATCCGGTGCAGCTGTCGGATGCAGCCGCACAATACGAGTTCCTATCAGGAGAATCAATGCAAAAGCTGATGGTAGCTCACAGAGTTACCTCTCCAATGCTTCTAGGTATAAAGGACAATAGTGGACTAGGAAACAACGCTGAAGAGATAGAGACAGCAACACTGCTCTTTGACAATACAGTGATACGTCCGTTCCAAGAACAGATTATTAATGCCCTGGACCAAATACTTGCAGTCAACGGAATAAACCTAGATCTATACTTCAAGACACTACAGCCATTAGAGTTTACGGACCGGAGTGCTGCGGTAACAAAAGAAGAGCAAGAGAAAGAGACTGGAGAAAAGCTATCAGCAGACTGTGGATGCAGAACAGAGCTGAAAGATGCAGACGATCCTTGCGAGCCTGGATATGTGAAGGTAGGCACAAAGATGAAGGACGGCAAGAAGGTGCCTAACTGCGTCCCGGAGGATTCAGTTAACGCATCAGCAGATGATCTTATCGATCTAGGAGAGGAGATCAACGAAGAAGAATGGGAATTAGTAGACGAGAGGGAAGTCGACTATGATCAAGAAGAAGCCCTAGATAAGATGATAGGCTTGGCGAGCACTGGAACAGCTCGTCCAAGAGCAAAGAGTGAGCAGGATGCAGAGAAAGACGGTGTATTGTTCTTGGTCCGTTACCAATATGATGGTAGCAAATCTCCGGAACGTGAGTTCTGCCGCAAGATGATGTCTGCAAACAAGGTCTACAGAAAAGAAGATATTGTGGCCCTGGATAATAGAGCAGTCAATGCCGGCTTCGGACCGGAAGGAGCTGCAACCTATTCAATATGGCTCTACAAAGGAGGACCACGATGCCACCACAAATGGCTACGCAAAACCTATATGAGCAGAAACGGAGTAAGACCGGATCCTGGATCTCCTAATGCAAAGACAGTAAGTCGAAGCCAAGCACGAAGAGCAGGCTTCGATCCACCAACGAATCCTAACAAGGTTAGTGTAGTTCCAAATAAAATGAAGAACAAAGGATTCCTCAACCCAAAGAGTCCTAAAGACATACAACCCGGTATCTAATGGCTACAGCATTATTCATAAGACGAGACGATCTAGTTCGCAACACGTTTCTTTCAGGGAATGTGGATACGGACAAGTTCATACAATTTATAAAGATTGCCCAGGAGATTCACGTGCAGCAATATTTAGGATCAAAGCTCTACGACAGAATATCAACGGACATAATAGCCGGTACACTTACCGGAGACTACCAAACATTGGTAGAATCATACGTGCAGCCAATGTTGATCCATTGGGCAATGACTGAATACTTACCGTTTGCTGCATTCACTGCAAGCAACGGAGGAGTATATAAGAAGCAGGTAGAAAACGGAGAGACCGTAGGAAGAGAGGATCTGTCCTTCCTGATTGAAAAGGAAAGGAACCTAGCAGAATACTATACCAGGAGATTCATTGATCATATGTCGTTCAATCAGAATCTCTTCCCGGAGTACAATCAGAATGTGAACGATGACGTTTATCCTTCAAAAGACAGCACATTTAACGGATGGCAACTATAAAGACATACAAACCAAAACCGGCCAATGTAAAGAAACTACGAGTTTACTTATCCAAGGCCGCAAAGAGAGATAAGCAATGAGTGATCTAGAAGGCTACGGAAAAATATATGAGTCCACTTGGTGGGGAGTAGGTCGTGATAATAACATCAGTTGGGGATCTGTCTATGCTACTTTAGGAGGTGCGCCATTACTTGATACTTATACAAATGCAATAGCAGCCTACTCTTTACGCAAGCTCTCAAGCGACTATAGCGGCAATGCAATAACAGTAACCACTGATGGGGTGGACAGCCAGGACATAGGTTTTAGCGGTAATGATTTAGATACCGCAGCTTTAGAGAGCTTTGCCGGTAGCGGAGATGCTTACGTTAGCACTTGGTTTGATCAAAGCGGCAATAGCAGAAACTTCACGCAAAGCACTTTTGCGAATATGCCCAAGATAGTTTCAAGCGGTTCAACGATAACACAAAATAGTAAGCCTATTGTAGAGTTTGACGGCTCAACAAGGTTTATGGATATATCTTCCCAGCAGACTTTTAGCGATGAGTTCTTTATGACTTTTGCAATAAGACCAACCTCAAACGCCAATGCTTTTGGTTCTTTGTTAAATGGTCAAGGAACGGCAGACAATAGAGTATTGGTTTATGAGAATAGAAATACAAGCATAAGAATAGCGGGAACAAGTTACACTCAAGCATTAGGGTGGGATATTGGTACTTACACGAATTACACTATTGAGCGAGGCAGTACGGATGACATTAAGCAGTATTTTTACGGCAATGTTCATAGCACCGATAATGATGTTAATGATTGGGCTTTATTATTTAGAGTAGGAGGCAATAAAAATTTAGATGCTATTCAATCCTTACACGCCCAAGTGTCGGAAATGATATTCTGGAATACGGATGAAAGCGCAAATCGTGTAGGTATTGAAGAAAATATTAGAGCGTTTTATTCTATTGGTTCTTCTGCACCCTCACAACCTCAAGGAGATATAAATAGCTTTGTGAGTAGAGTGGAGGCTGATGGCGGTAGCGTATTAGGCGGCTCTTGCCTTTTAACGGATGTAACCTTTTTAACTACTAACCCTTAACGATATGAGTTTTTTTGACGATGCAAGTTTAGTATTCTTACCAAGCGGTGAAGCAGGGAAAGATGGGAAGGCTTATAGCATGAAGCCCACTAACGGAAATGGGGATTTTACATTTTCAAGAGGTTCAAACCTAACGGCTACAAGAATTGATAGCAACGGACTGATAGAGAAAGGAAGGGAGAATTTGCTTGTAAATTCTGTATGGGATGGCGTTACAACCGATACAAAACCAACAGGATGGAGCAGTGAACTTGTTTCGGGAACAGGAACTTTTGATGTAACCGATACTGAAGGGCAAATAAGATTTCAAACTTTAGATGCAAGTAGTAGGGCGTTTATTTTTTCTCCTACTATAGTCACCAATGGAATAGTTGTAGTTTCAGTTTATGTAGATGAGGTAAATACTACACTCCCTTTAAATAATTTAATTAAAAGGTCAGCTTCTGCAACAGATTTGTTTGCCTATGAGGATGGTGTTGAAATAAATTATACGGACAATGTTCAAGCAGGAAAGCGTTACAGCGTTGTTTTTAATAAAACGGCAAGTACAACTTTTAGGTTTGGAGTAGGTTCATCAAGTGGTACTTTAGGGGATGTGGTTTTATCAAAGCCTCAAATTGAAATCGGTTTGGTAGCTACTGAATGGATTACAAGCCCCGTAGGAAGTACTGGCTTGGCGGGTATATTAGAGGACTCCCCAAGATTTGACTATAGCGGTGGGGCAAGTTGTCCGAGTTTGAAATTAGAGGGGAGTAGGACTAATGAAATAGGGTACTCGGAATACTTTGAAGGATGGACACCACAAGGAAGCCCAACAATAACAAGTAATTACGGAACAAGCCCAGAAGGATTACAAAATAGTTCA